GAAGCAAAACAAATCGAAAAGGCCCGTAATAAGAGATAACTCTTTTATGGGTTTTTTCTTTTATGACTATTTATTCTATAAAATGAGGGTTTATAAATGGCAATAAAATTCGACGAATTACTCAAAGCAATCCAAGAACTTGGAAAATCAGATTTAGAAAAGTTAAAAGAAGCCTTAAAACTTAAGGGAGCTAGCGAAGAATCCGTAAGATCCGCTAATGAACTTTTAAAAATGTCAATGGAAGAATTAGAAATTCTTAAGGAACAACAAGAACTTCGTTTGCAAACATCCCATACATTAAATGATCATTTAGAAAATAGAAAAGCTCAAGTTGAATTAGCGAAAGCAGAACTTGCTGAAATGGCTCAGCGAAACCATTTGAAAGGTGAAGTCTTAAAACAATTAGACGAAATTCTAAAAACAACAGGAAAGATAACAGAAGAACAAATGGCCGCATTTAATAAAGAAGGTCTTGGAGATTATGTACAGAGATTATCTGATGCTAAACAAAACTTAAAAATCCTTGAAGATGGTACAAAAAAATATGGAAGAACAACCGATAAGATTTTTGGGGGTATCGCTCAACAGTTAGGTATTAATTCAAAACTTTCAGAGTCATTTGTTGGCCAAATGCACAAATTAACTTCCGCAATTGCAAAGGGAGGAGAAGAAGGTGAACAAGCGATGGCTGCTCTTATTTCTTCGTTTGGCGCCTATTTAAATATTACAAATTTAGTATTGGCTGCAACAAGTAAAGTATTCCAAGTTTCAAAAGAATTATTTGGTCAATACGATGCCGCAAATGCATCATTAGCCAAACAAACAGGTCTTGGAAAAGCTTATTCAGATGTTCTTTATTCTTCTCAAAGACAAGCAAATCTTTTTGGCGTGAAAATGGAAGACGCAGCAAGAGCGATCGGAACATTAAACGATAAAACAAGTTTGTTTGCTTCTCTTTCAAAAGAACAGCAAAGTTCAATTGCTGTCACAACAGCAAAATTAGACAAACTTCAAGTATCTGCTGATGATTCAGCAAAACTATTTGAAAACTTTACAAGAGTTCTTGGAAAATCAACAAAAGAAGCGCAAAAAATGCAAGTTAATCTTGCAATGGCAGGGGTTGCTATTGGTGTTTCTGCTAAAGATATTACAAAGAACTTTTCATCTTCTCTTTCAACTCTTGCTGTTTATGGAGATAAATCTATAGATGTATTCTACGGAATTCAAGCTGCAGCAAAAGCAGCAAATGTTGACGTTTCTGCTCTATTAAATATAGCAAAGAAATTTGATACATTCTCTGGAGCTGCCGAGGGTGTTGCTAAATTTAATGCTCTTTTAGGAACTCAATTATCAACAACTGAAATGTTAATGATGACCGAAGATGAAAGAATAAAGACTTTAATAGAATCAGTTCAAGCTCAAGGCGTTGCTTTCAAAGACATGGATAAATTCACTCAACAATCAATAGCTGCAGCAGCTGGTATTAGTGACATGAATGAAGCAAATAGAATCTTTGGAATGAGCATAAAAGAATATGAAAAGAACGAAGCAGTACTTAAGCAAAATGCAGATGCTCAAAAGAAGTTTGATGATGCAGTAAAAGACACTTTGAAAGTGACAGAAGAATTCAAACTCTTATTTACAGAATTGGCAGTTTTAGTTAAACCAGCATTGGATAGTATGGGAGCAGCTGTTCGTTCTGTCAGTGACTATTTAGGAGGACTCAAGTCTGAAACAAAAGAAATGATTGGTGGAATAGTTATGATCGTAGGTGGTTTAACTGCCTTAACACTAGTCCTAGGTCCAATTGTAGGTCTTTTTGGAGGTCTGAGGGCTATGTGGGTTGCTGGAAGAGCAGCAGCAGCATTTTTTACCGCCGCAACTGCAGCACAAAATGCTGCATTAGCTACACAAGCAGCTACTGCTGCTCCCGCAGCCGCTGGTATAACTTCTGTTGGTACAGCCGCAGCAGCCGCAGCGCCAGAAGTTGCAACATTGAGTGCAGCAGCAGCACCAATAGCTGGTATATCTTGGGCAATGGCTGCAGCCGTTGTGGGCTTGGGTATTGCACTTTGGGCACTTTCTGAACCTATCGTGGTTTTAATAACTGCATTAAAAGAATTATTAATTTTAGGTATGCAAATGGTTGGTGGTGCATTTGGTGCAATTGGAAGTTTCTTGGGTATTGGTCCAAATCAAGATTTGGCTCAAATTGATGCAATGAAAGAATCTAGCAAACAAGCTTTAATTTCTCTTGATTCAATTGCAAAAGCAGATTTCTCAAAAGCAATAACCGCAATTAAAGGTATTTCAGCTGCAGTTAATGAGATAAATGGAAATGCAGAAGTAAAATCTACAATTGAAAACTTGGCTCAAATTGTTGGAACTGCTACAACAAGTGTTACAAATTCTAAAACCTCATCTGCCTTAACTACAATCCAAAATAATGTATCAAATGTTTTTAGCGGAATGAAAATGACATTAAAAGTCGGAGAACAAGAATTCGATGGTTATGTTGAAAGCTTGGTTAATCAATAGGAGAAAATAAATGGAATTTAATAATTACAGCAATAAAATTTCTAAAATTAAAATAAGAGACGCTAGAGGTTCTATAGATGAAATAGAACTTGATGCTTTTCTTACTTCTTTTAACAATTCAATAACTTCCACTTGGAGCGAAGAAACCGTTTATGGTCGTCAAGATGTAATTGGAACTTATCAAAGTACAAAAAGAAAAATTTCTTTTGGCGTGAATGTTGTTTCTTATGATATTAATTCTGCAAAAGAAAACATGAAAAAAATTAACAATCTAACATTGATGCTTTATCCAACTTATAATTCTTCAAACACATCTGTTCTTACAGGAGTTCAACCTCCATTACAAGCAAATGAAATTTCAGTAAGCACAAACGCATTAACTCTTTCGAAAGTACCTTTGGTTTATTTAAAATTTGGAAATCTAATTCATGAAATTAGTTACGATTTGCTTGGGTGGATAAACTCTTTTACAGCAAACCCCGTATTGGATATGGGAATGTTTCTAGAAAATGGAGACATGTTTCCAAAAATTTGGGATGTTTCAATTGATTTCACACCTCAACACCAACAGATGATTGGAGTAACAAAAAGTATGACAGGAATGCCGAACTTCCCTTATAACATAGAATAGGAGATAAAAATGTCTCGTTTTAATACAAGAACAAAAGCAATAAACAATTCAGAACAATGGGAAAAGACCCTCGAAGATAGAGGTGTCAAACAAATCGAACAATACATGACTCCGAGTTTCAAACAAGTAACAGAAGAAGAAATGATGAGAATAAAGACATTTGATTATACTTGGAGAAGTGGAGATAAGTTCTGGAGAATAGCTGCCAAGAATTTGGGAGACCAAAAGCTATGGTGGGTTATCGCTCGTTTAAACAATAAACCAACGGAGGCTCTCTTGAAAGAAGGAGACATAATAAAAATACCGGTTAATGTTGCAGTTGCATTGGAGGTGTTGCTGTGAGTAATCATTATAGTAGTTGGAAAGACAAAATGATTTTAATGCAAAAATTTTTGTCCTATCTAACAATAAAAGAAGGTGATTTTGTTGGCGCTACTCTAGATGTTGCTGTTGGCTGGGTACCTGGACTCGCATGGGCCACGGGTTTGGATACCATAGATGACATAACTTTTACTGATCAAGTAAATTATGATACAATGCCACAAGAGAAAAGATTTTTATATGATTATGCCTTGTATAATGTTTCTTCTTTTTTAGCCACTAGCCAAATAGATAATAATGGTGAAATTACAACAGTTGGTAATTGGCCACATGATTCAATACAAGACAAAATTTCTTGGGAAAAATTAGAAAAATTTGGCCAAAATTATAGTTTTGGATATCCGTTGCAAGATAATATTGACGATTCTTTTGTGTTTTATAATTATTATTCTTTATTGGGAACAGCTTTAGACACATATGAAAAAATCGTTATTGCTAAAGAATTCAACGAAAATTCAGTATCTGTTAATTTTAGTCCATTGTTTTATTATTTAATTCGTAATAATAATCAAATTAACATTTTAAAAGCAAAAAATTCTGGATCTTTTAAATTAATAGCAATGAAATCTGATGGTTCTGGTAAACTTGATATGGTACAACTTGATGAAACTATTGTCATTCCAACAGATTATTATGTAGAAACCGGCAGTTTTTCGAATATTTATAAAAAAATACCAAGTGGTAACGTCCATGTAGCACCAATGACGTATGATGTTCGAGGTTCGAGCTGGTTTTCACCAGACTATGACTTTATGGAAAAAGATGACAATTATGAAAAAATCATAAAAAGAACGATTTCAAAATTAATAGAATTAAATAAATTAGATTTAATTTTTCAGAAAGGGAGTCTTTTTGCACAAACAATCCAAAACGGCTTTAATTTTTCCGATTACAAAAGAAAATTATCCGAGAAAGTTAATGATAAAGTTACAAATCTTACAAAACAACCAATGGTTATGAAATGGCTTGACAAAGCAGCGTTTGATTTGCAAACAGAAGAAGGAATACAGAAAGTAATACCAGAAGAGTTATTAGGAGAACACGAAGGTATTCCTATAGACAAAATCGATTTAAAAAAACAAAACGTTTTCTTTGTTAATGGTAGAGACACAAAAGACCAAAATTCGTTTTTTAATTTTGAATGGCCAACAGAAGTCTTCGAAGAAAATGATCCACAACTTGACGAATTAAAAAATTTTTCAATCCTTAAAGACACAGATCTTACACAATACCAATTTCAATATTATAAAAAAGCTTTTTTAGAAAAAAATGCAGGAATCGCGGTTCCTGAAATGAGTATAAATATTTATATTGAAATGATCTTAAGATATTCTTATATTGATTTTATCACTCTTGTATTCGCAGATGTAAATGATGGTGACTATGAATTTTCGTCTATTTTAACGGAAAAATTCGAAAGTTCTTTATTAATACAGCATTATTCGCGAAATGGAGAAGACATAGTAACTACTTTTTATCGAATCATTTTACAAGATAAAGAAGTTGTTAGAAGAGTTGCAATTTTTCAAAAATGGCAACAAATAGCAAAAGAAAAAACTGAAAAAGAAATCAAAGATAATCTTCAACAACTTAAGGACTTAACAAAAGGCGAAGGTTTCGACGCTTGGATAAAAGGTCAAGCACCAGCAATAGAAGATAATACTTTAAATGAAGAAGACATTAAAAACCGACAAAAGTTCTTTAAACAATGTGCTTTGATGATGAACATGGCAACTCTAAGAGATTTATATGTAAATGAAATACAAAAACAAGCCGTTCCTTTTGATGGTCGTTTTATCATGGCTCATTGTGAAGGAGAAGACCAAGAAAAACTTATAACAAACTTGATTTCAAACAAAGAAGGTCAAAGCTTAATCGAAGCTAAAGGTTATCAAATCTCATCTCTTGTTCCAAAGATTCGTCTTTATAAAGTAATCAATGAAACAACAGGAAAATTAAACGAAGTTGAATTTATCTTTCCAGCAAATGCTGATTTAGATCGCACCAGAGACTTTACACAAATAACTTCAACATTTCTTGATAATGACTTAGATAAGGGCTCAGGATGCGGAATAAAACAGTTTTCATTTGAGTTCAATGGTACAAACCCAACGGAAGCAAGAAGCGACATAAAGGCAGATTTGACCCTTTATTTTCAATCTTTCATGGACTTTATTGAAGAAAGGGTTTCTTATAATGGAGAAGTTTATCGTTTTGTTGATTTGATAATTCAACCAAAGCCAGATGATGAAGGAAAGGTGTTAAACGAGAAAGTAATTCATTCAAATGAATATAATCCAGCATTCTATAGAATAAGAGCAGAGGTTGGATACGAAATTCCACAGAGCGGAGACATTGCAGGAGAATTAAGAGATTCAATTATTGTTAACAATAAATCCTTTTATCTTTGTATGGTCGATCATAACTTAAATTTCAAAAACGATGGTTCGGTTGAAATTCAAATTTCTTATCGTGCTTATGTTGAGACAGCTTTGAAAAATCCAAAAATGGATGCTTTGGCTTCTCCGGAACTAATAGAAAAAAGAATAAAAAATCAAGAAATTCTCGAGAACGCTTTGACAGAAAAAAAATGCACCAAAGATCAATTAAGAGAGTTAATGATCGCAGTTCAATCATCGGAAGAAGTGTTGATAAAGAAATCTTTAAGTTCAATCTTAACAAGATTGAAAAATAGAGGTGCAATTTATAATGTTTCTTTAGATGAAGAAGATAGAAGCCATTTTAACACAAAAGGTTATTTTAAAACTTGTAGATTTGATTCGGAAATAAATCCAAATGGTGGTGGAGACGATCTAGGTATTGCTTTAAGAACAAGATTACCAGAAAAAAGCGAAGACTTTAGTTTTACAGATTCAAACAATAAAGTTATTCAATTCTTTTATTTTGGAGATTTATTATATACAATCTTGGATTGTGTATTTGATGAAAAGAACAATTTTCGTTCAAATACAATGCTAAATACAAGAATGATTCTTGGCTCATTTGAATTTGAATCATTTAACACAAGCGAACAAACAGAAAATAAAGTTTATAACATAGCTTATATGCCAATTTCTGTAGATTTCTTCTCAAGATGGTTCGTTGATAATGTTATGTCTCAAAAAGATTCTAGAAAGACATTTCCTGTATTAAACTTTGTTAGAAACTTATCAAATTCGCTTATTAAGCCAGCTTTATTGGAAAATTGTGTTAACAGAAAAATTGAGAATGTAACAAGATTCGCAACAACTCAAGTAACCGGTTATTATAAAGGTGGATGGGACATGTTATTGGATGAAATGTATTATGTTGGAGGATCTATAAACACATCAAACCCTTCTATAGCTGGAGGTTATCCTTTAAAAGGAGATGGAGATGGAAAGACAAACATAAATAATTTCTTTTCTTACATTATTGTCTCGACAAATGGTTCTTCTCTTACTTATACTGGAACAGGTACTTATGCCGATGACATCCCAAAAGGAAGATATCATATAGGTTTAGGACAAGATAGAGGTTTGGTTAAAAACATTTCTTTCTCAAAAACAGACATGCAATATATAAAAGAAGCAAGGTTTATACAACAAGGTATTGATGGACTTCTTCAATTGGCTTCTGTTTATAAGTTAAATGTAGAAATGTTCGGAAACACATTATTTTATCCTGGAATGGAGTTCTATTTCAATCCTTATGGTCTCGGAGGTTCGACATCTTTCGGTGCTCCAAATAAAAAAGGCTCAATTGCGAACAAACTTGGCATTGGTGGCTATCATACAATAACTTCTGTTAAATCTACAATTTCTCCAGGAAAGTTCACAACTTCAATTCAAGCTCAACAATATTATTCTGGTGATGGAACCGGGAATTCTTTATTGAAGCGTGAAGGAAGAAAAGATCTTAATATCGGAGATTATACGCCAGAAAGCATCCTTACAAATTGCAGATCTACGATACTTGATTTTTATAGTGAAGAATTAGAAAACGAAAATATGAACTCAACTTCGATTGTAAGTCCAATAATTCCGCAACAAAATTCGCAAGGAGCAAATTCTTCATCAACAAATGTAGTCGAATCTAATGTAGAAGAAAGTACTTTAGAAGATGACAGTATGAATTAAATTCTTTAGGAAACTGATAACAATGGATACAAAACAACATATGCAAATGGAACAACTATTAAAATGGAAACAGAAAAATGACAAATTTTAAAGGAAAAAATGAACTAAAAACAATCTCTCTTGGATATGAAAGAATAAACTATAAATTAAATGCTTTTGGAGAAAGAGACATCGACTACAAAGAACCGGATCAGGTTGAAGATTTTAATTTTGCAGAGAAAACTTTTTATGGAAGAGTTAATCGACAATTAAAGCCAATTATTGTTGATGAAAACTTTCTTTTGCCTTTAAAAACTTCTTCTGATACAAAATCTCCTTTAAGAGCAATGAACTTCGTTGTAGAACAATTTAAAGATCTTGAACTTCATTTCTCAAAAGCTTGCAGAATGGGAGTTATTCCGGTTGATGATCCAATCCTTTCTTCATTAAAGCCAAAAAGAGCATATGAAAGTCCAATTGATCTTTATAAAAAGGTGTTAAATAGAGACATGGCAAAGTTTATCGAAGAAAAAATCCAACCAAGAAAAAAAGAAATAAAAGATTTCGATTCCTTCGTAAAAATCTTTGAAGAGACAGCTCTATCTCTAGAGCCCACTCCCATACTACTGTCTTCATTCTTAAAAAGCAAAAATTCTGATGTTTTTGTTTCTGGTTTGGCAATAGATATTGGAGGTGTTTCTTATTCAAAAGATGAAGAAAAAGAAAAGAAGATGTTTAACTCTCCAGCATTTGGATACTACATGAATTTAGCTAAACAGTATGGATTTTCTATAAATTTAAATAATCCTGGTGTTTTGATCTCGGATTTAGCGCACCCAATAACAACTGAATATAGAAGTAAGTTTAAGTTATATTCAGTAGATTATACTTTAGATACAGTATATAAGAAATCAAATCATTTAGATTTACAATTATTTACAGATTTATTATTAAACATGTATAATACTTTTGTTGATAATAATAAGTTTATTAAAACAGATTATTTATGTAATAATAAAGTTAAAAGTAATTTATTATATTTAAATTATTTAAATAATATTAATATTAATAATAATATATTAAATTTATATATAAAATTATATAATAAATATGAATATAATATATTAAATAATATTCAATTAAATATAGTCATGAATACCTCCAATAAGATGTATAAGATAGATCAACAACAAGCTTTGGACTATATCGAAGAGCAGTTTTCGACAAGAATCAATCAGAAAGATGGTTCTCTAACTTATTTTCTAAAAAAGAAAAATTTTATTTGACAAATGATCTTAAACGTGTTATATTATAAAAGTAACGAGCAGTAACAATAACAATATAACATAATAAAAGGACGGTGTCAAGTGTTTTTTCAACTTTTAGATAATAAAATTGATTGTGCCGGTGTATTCGTGGACGGAACAATCATTCAAAATAAAATACCAGAAGGTTTATCAAAAACTTGGGCTTATTCTGAACATCTTTATGGTAAAGACATAGATTATGCGAGCTTAATGGTCTCTGGTAAATCAATAACAGATGTTTGCCCCGAACATTTAAAAGAAAAATGGGAAAAAGCAAACAAAACTTTAAAAGCGAACTTTAAGTCGATTATAACTTCAAAGATCGAACTCGAAGATGTTTGTTTTTATGATTTGTTATCTCCGAAAGACTTGCGTTTCTATTTTGGAACAAAAGATGAGATAACAAGATGGGTATTCGAGAATTGCGAGAAACCAAAGAACTATAACTTCTTAAAACAAACTCTTTCGACAATTTCAGAAATAAAGAAACATCCTGTTAAATTAGATTTGCTTGGAATTCATCTTTTAAGCGAAGAAGATAACAAAGCAAAACATCTTTACGAACAATTTGAAGGAAAAGAAATATTTGTTGATTATAACCTATTTGGTACAGTAACAGGAAGATTAACAACAAAGAAAGATTCATTTCCAATCTTAAATTTAAAGTCTGAATTAAAAGAACATGTAATTCCAAATAACGATGTGTTTTTAGAATTAGACTTTAACGCAGCAGAAGTAAGAACATTATTAGCATTACAAAATATTCAACAACCAGAGGAAGATATACATGAGTGGAACATCAAAAACGTATTTAAGCGAGAAATGTCTCGAGAAGAAGCAAAACAAAAACTATTTGCTTGGCTCTATAACCCCGAATCCAAATCAATTGGAGAAGAAGTATACGATAGAGAAAGTATTCTCAACCAATATTATGATGGAACAAAGATACAAACGCCATTTGGGCGCACAATTGACACTACCGATGCCAAAGCACTTAACTACCTTTTGCAATCAACCTCCTCAGATAACACCATCGACAGGGCTAATAAAATTAGCAGTCTTCTTAGGGCAACAAGATCCCACATTGCTTTTATTGTTCATGATAGCATTGTCATCGATCTTCACCGAGACGATAAAAGACTAATCCCAAAGATAAAAGAAATATTCGAGAATACAAGATTGGGAAAGTTTAAAGTTAACTTATCGATTGGAAAAAATTTAGGAAACATGAGGGAATTTAAATGGTAATAGCAGGCATAGGACAAGCAGGAAAAGAAATAGCAAAGTTATTTAAACCACATATAAAAAACTATACAATATTAATATATGATGAGAATGATGGTTTGGAAAGCAAAAAAACTCCTGAAGAATATGATTCAATTGACATCAAAATAGACTCTAAAACGCTTAAGAAACAAGATAAAGGCATTTTATTCGTATGTGGTAGTGGTAAGGTTGCTGGAGTAACATTAAGGGTTTTAGAAGCATTATCAAGTCTTAAAATGACTGTTGTTTATATCGTTCCTGACCTTGAGTTCTCTTCTCGAGAAGAAAGAATGAGACATAAAATACATTTCAATGTTCTTCAAGAGTTTACAAGAAGTGGAAAGATAGCTGAAATGATTATTCTGTCAAATACAGTTTTATTAGAGATAGCAGGCAAAGGTCCAATCTCGAGATACTATGAGAAAGTAAACTATTTTATTTATTCCACATTCCAGAATTTGAATTATTCCCAGAATGTTCCACAAAACTTTGGAAACCTACATATACCAAAAGACATTTCAAGGATTTCAACGATTGGATTTTCAATTTTTAATAAAAATGAAGAAAAGTTATTTTTTCCACTTGACAACATAACAGAATCATGTTATATTATAAACATTGATGAGGAGGATTTAAATAATGATGAAGAGATTTTACCAAAAAGTCAAAAAATTGTCCGAGATAACAAAGCAAAAGGAAGGGAAACATCCTTTGCAATCTGGGAATCATCCGAGGAGAATAGTTATTACGTTAAACATTTTACCCATCATATTCAGGAGATAAAGTGAGCGAGAATTTAAAACAAATATTTAAAAGATTTAACATTAGTGCGGCATCAACTTTAGAAATAATTAATAGACTTCCGTATGGTTCAACAATAATTACTTTGAACGGAATGTTTCTTGCCATTGATAATGATACTTTAAAAGAGCTTGAAGAATGGTTTGAAACAAACGTAAAACACAAGGAGACTAAACATGTTCGGAAAAGAAAAGATACTAATGGAAATGGAAAAACTAAAAAGAGCTGAAGAAATAATCTTAGATGCAATTTCTAGAGACGATCTTACAATTTTAGAAGCACAAATAATGGTTTATGATCTGCTAAATGTAGCAGATTTATTAGTAAGACTTGAAGAAGTCTTAAAAACACTTAAAAAAGATACAAACGAACAAAAAACATTCAAAAAAATGAGGAGGAATGATGACAACGACTAAAGAAATGATAAGAAAGGAAACGCAAAATCTAATAGAAATCGGTTCAAAAGAATTATCAAAACTAACAGATTATTGGTCTGTTTATCAAACCGATAATTTATGGGCAATTCAAATACATGTAGGAGATCAAATACATTTAGTTAATGGAGAAAGTCAATTAAGTGTGCTTAAGAACGCCATAAATGAGGCAAGGAAGCATTCTAAACCATCTTATGAACTAATAGATCACCCAAGTCATTATGGAGGCTTAAATGCCAAACATGAAGCGATTTCGGTAATAGAAGAATGGAATTTAAACTTCCATTTAGGAAATGTTGTTAAATATGTTTCAAGAGCAGGAAGAAAACCAGATCAATCTGTAATAGATGATTTAAAGAAAGCAAAATGGTATTTGGAGAGACAAATAGAAATTTTAGAAAAAAATAAAAATAATACTTGACAAACAAAATAAAACATGTTATATTAATAGTATAAGTTTTGAGATTCGAAACTTTGTTCAACACCTACTGAAACATACACTGATAAGGTTGTCACTCGCTAGGTGTTGTTCTTTTGCTCGGTTAAAGGTGGAATGCTTTGTGTAGGGCAGGCAATCAAATAAAAGCACAAAGAATTGCGGGGTTCAAATCCCCGCCCGGGCACTTTTAGTTTATTTTGACTTACATAAATCAACTATCGCTTGATTTATAACATAAAAAATAAACTTCAAATAAAAATTTGAGAAAATTTAAAAAAATACTTGACAAGGTATAAAAACTATGTTATATTATAGATGATAAATGATAAAATAATAAATTGTTAAACAAATGGAGAAATTATGACAAACAATTATACTGTATACAATGCTACTTTTACAACCCGTAACGGAGAAACTCGTACGATGAATTTCATTCGTCCTTCTGAAACTCCTCGTGGAACTTTCCCCGAATTGGGTCGTCAACGTAACTTGAAAGAAGGTCAAGAAACCGTATGGGATATTGATCGCAATGCGTATAGAACTTATAATGATAGAACTCGTCAAGGCGAGATTCGTTCTGAAGTTCGTAATTTGAAAATTGAATTGTTCTAATTCATATCTTTTCTAAAGGTTTGGTAGCTCCTTTCAAAAGCTACCCACATTTTACATAACCCCATAATAAAACGCATATTATTTCAATAATAATAAAAATAAATTAAAAAAATACTTGACAAGGTATCAAAACTATGTTATATTATAAAAGTAAATTGGAAGTATGGTCAAAACCCTGCTTACCTTAGTGATAAAACACAAACAAATAACCATTAACTATAAGGAGAAAAAACTATGGCTATTAATATCGAAGCAATGAAAGCAAAATTGGAAGCATCTAAAACTGGTGCAAGCGCATCACAAAATAACTCAAAGAAATCCATAATGTGGAAACCTGAAGCGGGAGATCAATTCGTTCGTGTTCTTCCTACAGCTGACGGAGATCCGTTCCGTGAATTCTATTTCCATTATGGTTTAGGAAAAAATCCTGGAATTTACTGTTCAAAGAAAAATGATAAAGGCGATTGTCCTATTTGTGACTTCGCATCAAAATTATGGCGAGATGGTGACGCTAATGATGATACAACACTTAAAAATGAAGCAAAGAAATTGTTTGCTAGAAAACGCTATTATTCACCTGTCTTGGTAAGAGGACAAGAAGCAGATGGTGTAAGAATTTGGTCTTATGGTAAGACATCTTATGAATCCTTGCTATCTTATATCCTTGATCCTGATTATGGAGACATTACAGACCCTAAAACTGGTACAGACATTAAATTAACTTATTCTGTTCCTGGAACTCCTGGTTCTTTCCCAAAAACAACTCTTCAACCTCGTCGTAAACCATCTGTACTTTGTGACGATGCTGTTGGAAATTGTAAAGAATTGTTAGAGTCTGTACCTGTTATTGATAATTTGTTCGAGAGAAAAACAAAAGTTGAAGTTCAAGCTTTGCTTGATGAATACTTGAGCTCTGATAGAACTGTTGAAAGTTTTTCCTCGGAGACAACAAAATACAATTCTACAACTTCAAATTTGGATGATGAATTTGATAAGTTTATGAATGAAGAATAAAATCATAAGTCCTCCTGTGTTATAAAGGGAACGCCATCCACCCTATGTTAGAAAAGGGATGGCATTTTCGAGGTGTAGCGCAGTCTGGTAGCGCATTCGGTTTGGGTCCGAAGGGTCGGGAGTTCGAATCTCTCTACCTCGATTTTTGCCTCCATAGCTCAGTTGGTAGAGATACTGACTTGTAATCAGTAGGTCGTAGGTTCAAATCCTATTGGAGGCTTTCAGACCGTCACATGTCTTTAAAAGGTGAATACTATTTGATCGATAGCTAACTTATTGCTTGACATCAAAACAAATTAAAAATTTATGGAGAATGTATGGAAAATAAAACAATAAGACAATTTAGTGAGGAAATTGGAACTATTACGACAGATAATGACTTTGAACGACCATATGGATGTTGGTCAAATAAGCAGAAAAATGAATTCATTGAAACGATTTATACCGGACTTCCTATGGGAATAATAATTCTTGTCAATCTTAGAAAATGTTTAAAATTTTCTCAAAAGGAAGGAGATCAAATTAGTGTAAATTATTATCAGAGACTTATAGCAAAAGGCTATGAATATCTTAGTTTAGATGGAAAACATAGAACAAAAGCAATCCAAGATTTCATCGAAGGCAAATTTGCTTACACTGGTGAAACGAGAGATTTAAAGAATGTTACTCATAAAGTCAAGAATAAATTCTGGAAAGATTTAGATAGCGAACAACAATTATTTTTCGAAACTAAATTTATCAATATTGAAGTTCTAGGAGAACTATTACACAGCGACTTATCTGTTGCTTTTAGAAGGCTCAATAACAGCACTCCGATTTCTCCTCAGCAAAGAAGAAATAGTTTTCAAACTCCATTTGCCAAATGGACGAGAAGCTTGGCTTCTACTCATAATGAAAAAGGACAATTCAAGAAATTATTCATTGATCTTTTTGGAAATGAAAAAATTTCTTTGATGGAACCAGAAGAAATCATTACAAAAATGTATATGCATGCTAAAAATCCAGTGGATAAAATTAGTAAGTTGACCATGGATGCTCTCTATGAGAAGGGGAAGGATAAACATTTTGATGAAGTTTATTGTGCAAAAAGTCAACAAGTTGTTGAAGATTCTTTGCAAATTTTAAAAGATCTAAATAAAGATGGAATTCCAAAAAATAAAAAAATTCTATTTATTCTTTCTAGTATTTTTCTTGCTCAAAATAAACTTGAATTATCTGATAATTCAAAATTTATTAAAGAGTTAGCGAAATTAGATGATGATTTGGCAAATCTTTCTCAAGAAAAGAGAACCAAAGATTTAAAAGCTAACAAAGAGATAAGAGAAAATGAATATTATCATGAGCAAGCTAGAAACAATTGGAGCGGAAGCTCTGAAAGGATGAAAACCGTTGGCCATCATATTGAAATCGATTTAAATAAATTTGGACTTAAACGAATTGTTGAAGATGAAGAACAAGAAATGATTGCAAAATAATTTAAAAAACCGCAGGAAGGCATGGGTTTACAGATGTCTTGAATTTTAAAATTAATTTAGGAGAAAAATATGAAATTAACATTATTGACATTACTCTTTGCTTGTGGAGAAAAAGAAGAACAAGCACAAACAGAACAAGCTGTACAAACAGAAGCAGTTCAAACAGTTGAAACAACTTCGGAAGTCGCATTGCCTGCTACATCAGAAACTGTTTCTGAGCCAGCATTGCTTCAAGCACCAACTTCAGAAGCTACGACTACAGAACAAACAGAAACCAAAGGAGAGTAATATGATTACATTATTATTAACATTT